TGAACAACGAAGACGAGAAGTCGGTAGGTATAACTGCTGTTACACCACTAGGTCTTTTTAGAATTATTAAACCATATCTTGCTAGAATAGATAACATACATTGCCTAGAAGAATACCTATACTCAAAAGAAATAAGTGTTGCAGGTCAGGTAGATTGTATTGCTGAGTATAGAGGTAAACTATCAGTTATTGATTTTAAGACCTCTACAAAGAAAAGGGATGCCAATTACAATTATGCTAACTTTTTACAATGTTCGGCATATGCAAAAATGTATGAAGAGCTATACCCAAATCACAAAATAGAACAAACTGTTATATTAGCCACATGTGAAGATGGTTTTGTACAAGAATGGATACATACCGAAGATAAAATCAAAGAACACCAAGAGTTATTTTATAAACACACTAAAGACTTTTTTAACAGAAATAATATAAATAGTTAATAAAGAGTCAATAGTTGAATTAATAAAAAAGGCGATTTATATATCCTACTTGCGACCATAACAGCTAAAGGGAAATATGAAAAAAATATTAATAGTTTTAAGTATATTATTTGCAACTGTAGTTTATGCCGAGCATGAAGAATTTAGTAATGAAGTTTATATGCAACAGGTACCTGCTTTATGTGGTACAGTAAATGCTATACAAACTTATGTTGATCATTATAAATTTAAACCATATCACTTAACACTAGGTAGAACAGGTATGGTAGAAGATGGTGAACCAGTTTATATGATAACTTATATGGTAAATGAAGATAATACACAATCAATTGCTGTATTAGATATACCAAGTGGACTTGAAAGATGTATTTTATTTCATACATTTGATTTAGTAGTGCCACAAAAGAATTAAACGTTGAAGGTAAGAGAATACCTGGAGAAGACGTGGCTGCAATGCCACCCACTCCACCATTTAAACAATGAAATTTAAGGGGTGGAACTAGGATCGATTCACAGTTAAAACTTACTGGAGTTTAGTCGCTGACAACGTAAAGTCATCTTATAAATGCTAACAATTTAGCGATGGCAGCTTAATACTGCTAAACGGTTTGCCTGTACCGAGTAACAGAAACAGGCTTGACAAACACGTAGATTGTGATATAATATTATTATAAAGTGAGGTAAATTATGAGTGAAAATATAGAAAGAGATTCCCGTGAGCATGATATGACTTATGAGAATGAACAATCAACGGTAACAATACCGTTAAAAGAATATGATAGACTAAAAGCAGAACAAACTTATATCACAGACCCAAGTTTAATTAGTATCATAGATAAAATAGAAGAACTAACAAGAGCATTAAGAAAACACATAGTAAGAAAATTCTGATGTTAATGAATAGTAAAAAGTTTGCTCAAATAATAGAGGCAATAGTAAAAGAGAAACGGATGTCCTATATGGATGCCGTGTTAAAATATTGTGAAGAAAATGATATTGACACAGCGTCTGTAGGTCCTTTAATCAACAAGTCACTAAAAGAAAAGATAAAAGAAGAGGCAGAAAAGCTAAACTTGGTTGAACGATCAAGCACAGCAATCTTACCTATATGAACAGTTATGAGGCTTATACATTATATTTGGCTATTAAACTACACTTCACTTCCGATAGTTATGATTTTTACAGGCACAATGCCAAAGTTAATTCAACATTTAACACATTTTTAAAACGTAATGATAGGTTCTTTTTTCATAAACTTACAACTAAATATACAAAGGAAGAAATGCTAGACTATTTTGTATCTAATTTCTTTCATAATTCAAAAACATGGATAGGTAATCTAGTTAGAGCAGATGGAGAAACAACTTATAACAAGTGGAAAAAATATAATCAATCTTTTACGTACAATTTTAGAGGGGATTGTGTATTACTTTCTAATGTCATTAATGATAATAGGATTCGGTTTGATGATTTGTTTCGTGTACATAGTGGGCAACATCCACGATTGCTACGATTACTTCTATCTGAAAAAATATCAGTACAGACAATCATCATCTTGGATAAAGTTTTATCATTTGTTAAAAGATGGGACAAAGAGATTGCTGAAACAGTTATCTGGCCTGAAAAATCGTTTAAAATAAAGAAATTATCACCTTTTATTAAGTTTAACCTTACTAAATGTAAGTTTATAATGAAAGAGGTGTTTGTGTGAGTGATGACTATGTACCTACGCCGTGCATAAACATATGTACGATTGACCAAGATAGTGGTTATTGCATGGGTTGTAGTAGAACACCAGATGAAATAGATAAATGGGGTAGGCCTGAAACAACTAAAGAATGGAAAGAAAACAATTTGAAGGAGTTGGATGGAAGAACGTAAACTAACAGAGCAAGAAGTAAGAGAAGAATACAGATCACAACGTAAGGACAGAGTCTTTGCTGCATGTTGGCCTGCTAATAATGATAGTTTTTACGAGTGGTGTTCTGAATATGTAGATTACAAACATATAACAAAAAATAAAAAGAAATGACAATTGAACCTATAAGAGAAAAACTAGATGATAAGATTGCCAAACTAAACTCAAGCAGAGTTTATAAAAAGGTAACACCTAAAGGTGACTTGTCATGGTACATCAAGTGGGCAAGTAGTATTATATTAATTATTGCTATGATGTTTACAGCAGTAGAGTTGTTTCCTTTAAACATGTTTATTGCTAACATAGGTTTCATAGGTTGGTTAACTGTAGGTTTGTTATGGCATGACAGGTCCTTAATTGTATTGAATGCTATATCACTTACAATATATTCTATGGGTTTATTGAATTATTATTATGGCTAAGAAATATTTTGATGAAGAATGGCCTAGACAAGGTAAGATTATGAAAAAAAGAGCATTTATTATAGGTAATGGCGAGTCACGTAAGGACTTTGACTTGACAACATTAAAAAAGCATGGTAAGATATATGCCTGTAATGCTTACTATAGAGATAATCCTCTACCAGATGTATTGATTGCTGTTGACAGCACAATGACACACGAAATATATCACAAGGGTGTTGCTCATAAGATACCTTGTTACTTTAGAGAGTGGACTAAATGTCCCAACTTCATGTATGACACAATGGTGTTAGGCATGTTACATACACAAGACAAAGACAAGGCAGATAGTTTTATAACTAATAAAGGCCCAACTAATTACTATGTTATGAATGCCCATACAATCAAAGGCAACGCAACAATAAGAAAAGAAGACGGTACGAAGTATAAGAAAGATATTGACAATACCCACATTTATGTGTCTTGGATCACAGACGGCGATAAGACACAAGAATGGGAAGACCCAGGATATCATGCTGGTGCAACAGCAGGTTATATTGCTTGCAAGTATGATACAATAGACGAAGTGTATATGATAGGTATGGATTTGAGATCGGATACAAAAATGTTCAATAACATTTACAAAGGCACTAAAAACTACTCATCAGCACATTATGAACCTAGTCCTACAGGCGTATGGGAAGCAGAGTGGTTACAAGTATTGAAAGACAACCCTAAAGTGTCATTTTTTAAGGTAAACAAGGCAGATGATGACAATACAACTAATCAAAAACTACTAGGAAACGAGAAGAATTTAACATATATTACTCAAGCACAGCTGCTTGACAATATCAGTAAATGGTGATACAATATTATAATGGTTGAGTATGTTGCCAGTATAAATAATAGTAATACTTACATTAATACAAATACGTACAACAATATATACAAGGAGAAAATACAATGTCAAGTGCATTAGAAGCCCTAAAAAAGTCAAAGTCAAATTTTGACGTACTAACGAAGAAGTTAGAAAACACAATAGAACAACCCGAAAAGAAAAACAAGTACCAAGACGACAGGTTATGGAAACCTGAACTAGATAAGTCTGGCAATGGTTACGCAGTATTGAGATTCTTACCTGCTGTAGAAGGCGAAGATATGCCTTGGCAGAGAGTCTGGAACCATGCGTTTCAAGGACCAGGTGGTCAATGGTATATTGAAAACTCATTAACAACTTTAAACAAAAAAGATCCTGTTAGTGAAGAAAACACTAGACTATGGAATACTGGCATAGAAGCCGATAAAGAAATTGCTAGAAAAAGAAAAAGAAAGTTATCTTACTATTCAAATATTCTAGTAGTATCTGATCCAAAACATCCTGAAAACGAAGGTAAAGTTTTCTTATTCAAATTTGGTAAAAAGATATTTGATAAGATTACAGAAGCAATGAACCCAGCGTTTGAAGATGAAAAGGCTGTTAACCCATTTGATTTTTGGGAAGGTGCAAA